CTACAAATTTAAACTCACACCAAATTTCAAAAGCTCTTTTGGCAGATGATCGTCTAAATTACCGATCTTGTCGTTATCTATCTCTATTAAATTTAGACCATATTTTTTATAAAGCTCTATCTTTTGCTCTTTTCTTTTTATATAAGCTTCATCATCTTCATATCCCCAAAATTCTATATAAATCTTGCCTTTTGGTATATAAAAGTCGCAATAGACATCTTCTTTTATCGGCACTCTTTTTTTCATAAGAGTAAGCTATGCCCTCAGCAAAAGTTTGCGCTAAACGTATCAGCTATATTTCTTTGGTTAAATTTTACGTAAGATTTTTGGCGCAGCTTTTGTCTGATAAATTTTGTTATCAAATTTACTAAAATGACAAATATTATAATAGGCAGCGCAAAGCTAAAAAACGCTGGCAACATTATGGATAGTAAATTTGCCGTATCAAAAATTTGCATTTTAACTTTCTTTATTTTTTAGTGTGCTGATGATAATTTAGCTATTTATTAGTAAAAATTGGTTGCGGAGGACGGATTTGAACCGCCGACCTTCGGGTTATGAGTGTTATGCGCTTGTTTTTTTGTTATCTCATTATTATTTCTAGCTTCTTTTTTTGCTGTATTGGTTGGGGTTTTGGTTTTTCGAAGTATTTGCATAAAACTATATTATCATCAGTTTGATACATCTTTGCAAGATAGCAACTATTATTTATTTGATCTATTATTTTAAATCTCTTCTCTGAAAATTTTTGACTTTTAAATTTGTCGCTTCTGCTGTATGTGATTATTGTGTTGTTTAATCCACTTTCCCAAAGGTAGCTTGAAAAATTTTCATCTTCTACGTATAAACTTCCGTCAAATTTAAAATCAACTATAAAATCATTTCTCATCTTTCCCATTAGTAAAATTTTGTTGTTGTTCTCTGTTTTGATTTGCCATTTTCCTATTATGTTTGGTTGTCTGAAATTATCAAGAGCATTTAAATTTATTATAGCGATGATAAGAATTAGTAATTTTTTCATTTGTTAATTTCCTTTTCTAGCACTTTTACTTTTAAGCTTGATAAGAAATATTCTTGTTCTATGTCTGATAATTTTTCAAAATATTTTTTTAATTCATCTATTTTTGAAGTATTTTCTTGCTTAGAGTTAATATTTTCCATAATAAAATTATATAGTTTAGGTCTTGACTTTTCCCAGTTGTAGAGAGTTCTTAGCTCTATTTCAAGTAAATTCGCAATCTCTTTTTTTTCCATATTCTTTGAAATTCTTTCATTTTTTATTTTTACTTAAGTTACATTATGAAATAATTTCATTGTTAGTATGAAATGATTTCATATTTCCGATTTTATCGAAAGTATGTAAATTTTGCCCTGAATATGGCATTAAACTATTTTAGCCCCGTTTGGACGAAACACCTTTTCGGGGCTGTGTTAAATGGTGTTTCAAATAAATAAAAAAAAGGTGTTAAACATGCAAATCGTTAAATCTGACTATGATTTAAAATACATTCTTAAAGGCGGTCTTGTAAGAAGTTCAGCTTCTGGCAAGTTTGAAGGTAATGATTACTCTTCTTCTGTTCGCATATCTTCATCAAATATCTATGACGTTGAAAACGAAAAAACTGGCTTTACTGATGAAGTAGAGCAAAAGGTTGTTTTTAAAATTATCTGCCCAGACAACAACACGGCTGGACTTGTAGCCAGTGCGATAAAAGAGAAATTTAGAAAAGGCGAAGAGATACCGGTTGAAGGTGGCTTTCCAAATGATCAAAGAATAATAACAATAGCAAATCCAGTTGAATACTTCCTATTTGATACAAAGCCAGCTAAAAAGGCTGAAAACAAGTAATTAAAGGGGTTTAGCCCCTTTAACTATTTATATAAGCGTGTTTCCTTATATAAGTAGTTAAGGCTACTAAATTTCTTAAAAAGGATTTCAGATGAAATTTCTTGCTTCTGCTAAATCTAAGGTTTTAGCTGGTGTTGCGGCAATGGGTGTTCTCTCTAGTAATGCTCTAGCTGCTGGTATTACTATGGCGGCTGACGGCACTGTTACAGGTGATCTTAACGTTGGTCCTTTTATGAGTATCGCTGGTGCTGTTCTTGTTGCTTATGGCGTATTCTTCGCTGTTAAAAAAGGTCTTGGTCTTTTGAGATAAAAGGCTTTTTTCTTTGAAATAGTGTTGCCCCTTAATTGGGGCTAATTTTTAAAAAGGTTAAAAATGTATTTTGATTTTATAGACGTTACGAAGTTTGGTATTTTTTTAAACTCTTTCTTTGGTGCTGTGATCGTTTTCTTTGCGATAGTTTTTTCCATATCTTCAGCCTTTAGCCTTTTTAAAAATTAGCCCTTAAATTTATAGCTAAAAGCAGAGTGCGAAGCAAAGCTTTTAGCCGACAAACGAAGTGCGTCAGTTATGTATAGGATATAAATATTATGGATAAAGTCTATCTAAATTTAACAATTGAGCAATATAACTTCTTGATGTCCTTAACTGGGACGTTATGTGGTTTCTTGCTTTGTATGTTTATTTTTATAGTTCTATCCAAAATTTAAAAAAGGTGTTTAAATGTTTAGTGTTATAGATATCCCAGCTTTTGACTACTTTTTCTCGATATTCGTTTGGTTTATGATTTTAACCCTGCCTATTTGCGCTGGCTTAGTCCTATTTACAAAAAAGGCTTTTTAAGGATTTCAAATGAAATTTCTTTTAAAACTTTTTTGTTTGCTTAGCTTGTTAAGCTCTTTTGCTTTTTCTGGAGCTTGTTCTGGTGGCGAATGTTCGGTTATTCGTGATGGATATCTTGGTAGCTCTTTTAAGCTCGTCGATGGTAAATTTTTAAAAGGTAATAATTATTTCGGTATTAGACGTCCAGAAACTGGTTATTACTATATTTATTCTTTTACAATTACTCAAGAAGCTTATTATTTCTTAGGCTCAAGAACTCCTGGTTTTTATGATGGGTTTGGCTATGGTTATGTTTATATAGGTGGCGAGCTTAGGACTGGCCGTTTTGGTCAGCGTCCTGGTGGTGGTATTTTTGAAAATTTTGTTGTTTCTGATTATCCTAAAGATCCTATTTTTAATTATTATGATTTTATTGTTTTTGTTACAAAAGAAGTTGCAAGATGCAATCTAAATCAAGAATTTAACACCGATACTATGCAATGTGTTGATACTTGCCCAGCTGGTCAGGCTTGGGACGTTGAAATTAACGCTTGCGTTAATGATTGTACCGATAAAAATTTAAATAAATTTGGTTATTTTAATGGCACAACTCAAGGAAAATGTGTTGATTGTTCTAACGCTTATAGCGATAGAGATATAGCTACTTGTCTTTGCACTGGTCTTGGCTCTTCGTTTGGTGGTTCTGCTGTTTTTGTTTCTGATACTGAAAATCCAAGTATTGTCCATACTGTTTGTGGCGATGATTTTAAAATTTCTTTTAAACGTCGTTCTGATGAAGATCCAAATAAAGATAAAGAAAATCCTAAACCTGACAAAGATAAAGATAATCCAAACCCTGATAAAAAGGACAATAATGAAAGCTCAAACAACTCTAGCGGAGAGAGTGGCAACTCTTCAAATAATAATAGTGGTGGCTCTGCTGGCAATGGTTCTAGCGGTGGCGGTGGGACTGGTGTAGAAACTAAGCCAAATCCTAATAATGGTAATGGTAAAGAAGACGGCAAGAGTGACGGCAAACAAGATGGCAAGGGCGAAGAAGGCAAGGGCGATGATGCCGTTGCTCAAAAATTAGATTATGGTGATCTTGAAAAAGATACTGGTAAATTTGAAGGCGAATTTAAAAAAGCTGTTGATGATAGTTTTAGTTTTGTAAATGATGTAAAAGCTAGTTTAACGGATACTATTCAGAAAATCAAAGACGGAAATTTAATGTCTTTGAAAAAAGGTGCAGTGCCTACAACTTGCCCTTTGAGCTTTCAAATTGATATGACTTATTTTTCTAAGAATTTAACTTTTGATTTTTGCAAGATTGTTTCGCCAGTCTCTTCATCTCTTTATATTTTATTTTACTTGGGTTTCTTTATCTTGTTTTTGGTTGTAACTATTAAATTATTTATTTTAACGTTTATGGGGTGGTAGTTATGCCAGCTATTATTGCAATGATTGTTAATTTCTTTGGTTTCTTTAAATGGGGCAAGATTGTTGATTATGCTCTTCGTGCTGTGGCATTTTCTAAAATGGTTATTATTAATGCCATTTTGGGCGGTTTAATTCTCTCTTATGCAACTGCTGTTCTTTATATAATCAATTTTATATATTCTAAATTTAATTTTGTGGTTGATTATGTTAATAATTTGCCAACTGGTAATGATAGAATTTTAACTACTGCTTTGGCTTTTATAAAATCTCTTGGTGCTTGGAATGCTTTTTGTGATGTAATGGCTATCTTTTCACCTATCTTTTTAAGCTTCTTTCTTATCTATGCTACAAAGATTGGCATTGTTGTCTTTAAATTTGTTCGAGAAACAATTTTATCTTTTGTTGTTGCAAAGTCTTAAAAAATGATTACGTATTTAATTGGCAATCCTGGAAGCGGTAAAACATATTACGCTGTCTTTATGATATATAGGCTCTTTCTTTATGAGCCTAAGAAGACATTTTTAACTAAATTTGTTAAGCCTAAAGAAAAGCCTAATTATTCATTTTGTTACACGAATATTAATGAGTTTAAATTTGAGCTATGCGATAAATTTAAGAAGTTTGACTTTGATGAATTTTATTTAGGCTTAAGAAATTTATATGCTTTTTATAAAACTGGTGCTACCGATAACGAAGTAAATGAGAAAGCTAAAGAGTTAAATTTATATGGTTGTGTATTCGTCCTTGATGAGTGTCACAATTTTTTTAAAAATCAAAAAGATGAAATTCTCGTTTGGTGGCTTACATATCATAGGCACTTATATCAAGATATTTATCTCATTACGCAAGATTTAACGCTCGTAAATAATGAATATAAACGTATAGCAGAGAAATTTTATAGAGCTTCGGACAGCTCACGAAGATTATTTTCGAAAAAGTTTCGTTATGAAATTTACGCATCTTATAGGCTTTTTAAAAAAGATAGATTAGAAATTATTAATATTCCATTTCTTCAAGAAGTTTTTGACTTATATCACTCAGGGCAAAGCTCAAATAAAAAATCATTTGTTCGTTTCTATTTCTTTTTAGCTTTTTTAGTCTTTATTTTTCTTTTGCTTTTCTTTTATTTTGTTGTGATGTCTTTATTTGAAACCGATAAACCTAAAAACGAGAATTTACCTATTGAAAACAAAATCCCTGCTCCAGTTTCCGAGCAACCTAAAAATTTAAGTTTATTTTTTGATGATAAAAAGCCTAAAAATAATAATATTGACCTTCCTGAAATTTATATTTATGATATTACTTGCCTTAACAATAATTGCCATTTTAGCGATGATTATCATTTGTACCCATTATCATTGATTAGTTACATTTCTTCAACGCATACCCCATTATATTTTTATTTCGAGCCAAAATCTCACGAGCTTGTTAAATACTACTATGTATTTGACAAGCCAGTTTTTCAAAATTTACAAAAAAATAACAAAGGTGTTTCCGATGAAAAGTTTAATCAAATTCCTAATTCTTCCTTGTCTGCTATTAAATAGCCTTTTTTCTGCTGAAATTTACACTGATTTGCTAGATTTCGCGCGTTTAACAAGCAAGGCTAACAATATAGCTATTGTTACCGATGAGAGCATTCATCAAGGTGAATATTACTTTATCTATCAAGACGAAGTTAAGATAACGATCTCGATGTTTAGAAAGATGCTTGAAGCAAAAAATTTATATCTATATAAGAAAGATAATTTCTACTATGTAAGCTCTCAAAAATTGCCTGATTACGATCTTAGACGTATCGACCTTAAAAACTACGTTGTCGAAGATGTTAATAAAATTTTAAGCCAGTTTGATCTAAATGCTACCTATGCAACCGCTTCAAATTCTGTCTTTTTTAGAGCTGATGATTATATTTTTGATCAAGTTAAAGATGCTATCGCTAAGATCGATAAAAGCTTGGAGCAGGTAACATTTAAGCTTACAATTACCGAAACAAATTTAAAAGATATAAAAGATTTAGGCACAAATTTACAAGGCTTACTTAAGCCACTCAATCACGGCGATTTAGCCTATTACATAAATTTAATTACTTCCCCTTACATTACTAATTCAAACGTCATTAAAAACGATGATAGTGCATTTTTTGGCATATTAAATTTTCTTGATACAAATGGCATTACAAAGATCATTTCTTCGCCAGTCTTGACGGCAAAAAATCACACAGAAGTTTATTTTAGCTCCGTTCAGAATATCCCTTATCTTGTTTCAAAAACTGATATTTCAAACGTTAATTACCAAAAAACAGACAGCTATGAATATAAAGACATTGGTTTAAAAATCAACTTAAAGCCTATAATCCTATCCGATCACATTGATTTTGACTTACATCTAATCCTTGAAGATATCCTTTCTCAAAGTTCATCTTTAACGCCCATTGTTTCAAAGAAAGAGCTTAAAAGCTCGTATTCTTTAAAGCGTGGTGACGTTCTAGTTCTTAGCGGTATCAACAAAAAAACTACTGCTAAGCAGCGTAACGGCGTCCCTATCCTTAAAGATATTTGGCTTCTTAAGTATCTTTTTTCAGTAGAGCAAGACAGCGAAATAAACTCTGTTTTAACTCTCACAATTCAAATTATTTAATGTTTTAAGGGGTGCAGGGGTCGCCCCTGCAAAAGGCGAGTAGTAAGCTTTTTAGTTCGGCCAGCCTTTTCGAGCCGTGCAACAAACAAGCCAGCTGTGTCATAAAAGCCCCCTTTCGCCTAAGTGTGTTTTGGCGCAGCCAAAAAGCCAACCATTTGTGCGGACGAAGTCCGCCAAATGGTGGCTCTTGTCAAATTATTAAAAAAATGCCAGTTTTAAGGAAGCGACTATGCGAGCAAGGAATTTATACGGTGTTTCGCCCTTTGATGTAGAGCTTTGTCAAGAGAAGCTAGACAGTCAAAGGGAGTATATGCGCTCTTTTTCTTTTGTCAATAGTTTAGGTCAGGTTAGAAATTTGCTTGATATTTCAATGTCAGCAAACTTTAGCCCGAAATATTACGCTGAAGTTTCAAATCGTGTAAATGTTTTTAGTTCATTTGCTATTGATAATTTTCAAGTGCCAGTATTTTTAACTATTACGTTAAATGGGTGTTTTAGGGGTGCTTTAAATGGCAATTACTCTAAATTTAAGGCTATTGATTATAAGTATTTGCCTGATGAAGTTAAATATAAGGCTAAAAATTTAGCGCCTTTAAGTATTTCTGATTTGATTGCTGTTCTTAATCATCAATGGCGTTTATTTTGTAGGCGCTTTAAAGATAAGTTTAAGAAAAGTGATATTAGTTATATAAGATGCTTTGAGCCACATAAAAAAGACGGCGTGCCACATATCCACGCTTTATTTTACGTCCCAGCTTACACGTTAGATTTTATGAAAAGAATTTATACAAATATCTTTTATGCCCCGCAAAACCTAAAAACAAATGCCATTACAAGCGAGCAAGAGAAAAATGGCGAGTTGAACGGCTTTCAAACTAGCATTAATAATCCTAGTGGCTACGTTATGAAATACATTCAAAAAACTTTCATAAATTTAAAGGAAACGCAGGATTTTGATGAGCTTTCTGCGTGGTATGTAAAGCATAAGGTTAGACGTTTTTTAAGCTCACGCACTAAAGTGCCTTTATGGGTGTATAGAAAGATAAATTTTATTAGTTCGATGCAGGATTTTTACCATTTAAACGACCTAACAAACGATCATAGGGCAATAATAGAGTGGAATAAAAAAGATGATTACATATATATAAATTTGCCTTTTAATAAAGAAGAGATCATTTATTTAAATGGCAGATTGGAGCATTATATAAGCGGTAGGCTTATGAATTTTTACGACAGGCTAAAGATAAATAATAAATTCGATGAAGATGCAAGCGATGAAATAAAGAATTTTGGCAACTCCTTAAAACAAAGGCAAATTTTAAAAATTTGCGATGAGTTGTTTAAGACCGAAAAAAGAGTTAAGCCAGTAAGTAAAATGCGAGATTACGAGCTAGTAAATTACTATCAAAGCTTGGGCGGTGATGTAAACGTCCAGCATTTAGCCTATGTTGAAAATTTAATGTTTGATAGAAATTTAGACAATTTTACACACTATCACGAAAAGCACGATCTTAATGCCCCTGATATTGATAGCTTTGTAGATAGATTTTTGATTTGTAATGAGTTTTAA